TTAAATATTACTCTCCCCCGAAACGCGGAGCAGCTTCCAGATCTCCTCCGCCTCGTCGCTCCGGATGGCGCCGGAGGCGAGCTGCGCGGCGATATACTCCACGGCGGCGTCCGCGCCGCGCTCGGCTTTGATGAGAAGCGACTCGGAAAGCGTGTCGGCAAGGCTTGAGCCGGAGCCGGAGTTTCCGGCATTTCCGGCGTTCCGCGCGCGGCGCAGCGACGCAAGAGCGCCGTTCCGCCCCATCCAGATCTCCGAGAGATAGTCCGCCTGCTCCTGCGTGAGCCCCATGCCGACATAGCCGGAGTAATCGCCCGCCGCGGCGAGCAGCGCGGCAGTCTTGGCAGCGTCCTCGCGCCGGTGCTTTTCCGCCTCCTGCCAGAGCGTGGCAAGACTCTCGCCGTGCGTCCTTTTCGCCTCGGCGTCAGCGCGGCTCTGCTCGGCTCTCGCCGCGGCGAGCCGCGCGTCGCGCGCAGAATATGTCTTCGCTTCCTCGGCAAGACGCGCTCTCTCGTTTTCGGCGAGCTCCTCGCCGTAGGAATTGGCAAGGCGCACCTGCGAGGATTCCGTCAGGCCGCCGGTGATGCCCTGTGCGGCGAGACGCTGCGGCAGCGTGCGCTTGCTCTCCATATACTCGCGGTAAAGCTGACGGTCGGTGCTCTTATATCCGCCGCGAATGCGCTCGAGCGCGTCCTGCGCGTCCCGCTCGGCCGTCTCTGCGGCGGCATCGGCGGCGGTTTTGTTTTCGGCAAGCGCGTCGGCGTACCGGTCGCCATAATAGCCCTGCATGGTTTCGCTGTACGTCGGGCGGCGTTCGGGCGGCGTTCCGGCCGCTCCCGTGTCCTTTCCGCCGGACTCCCCGCTTTCCGCCGGGGCGCTGCTCCAGCCCGTATTCGTCAGGTTTTTCTTCTTTCTGTGCCATTCCTCCGCGCTCTTGCCGGGCGGGGTCTTTGTTCCAAAATTCTCAAGTCGTACTGCCTTCATTTTTTCTTCTCCTTATCGTATTTGATGCATTTCGGATTGCGGCACACCCATTGCGCCGCCGTTTTGCGCAGCATTTCAATGCCGCAGCACGGACATTTCATACCGGCTCGCCTCCTTCAGCGCCGCTCTCTTCGCGGGAGGCGTATGCGGCATAGCTGTCGACGGAGGGAACCGTCTCCCCCGTCGGCGCGAACCTCCGCTCCCACTCCCCGACGATCTCCTGCCGGTCGGGAATGTCGAGAATTTCGAGCTCGGCGGCGAAGATGCGCCAGTTTTCCGCCGTGACGTTCGCCCGTGTCAGGCTGTCGAGCGCCTGCAGCGTCGTCTGCCGGTCACGCCGCGCGCCGTCGGCGGCCTGCACCGTGATATCCACCCGCGGGAAAAATTCCCGGGACGGGCGCACCACCTCGCCGGTGAGAGAGCGGACTTCCGGCAGCGTGCGGGCAAAGTCGGCGCTGTTGTAGATCATGCGCTGTCCCGGCGCTCTCATCCCCTCCGGCGCGCCGAGATACAGCATCCGGTCGTCGTCGAAAAATTCCAGACAGAGCCAGTCCAGCAGCTCATAGAGCCGCTCGAACCCGGCGTCGCGGTCCGCGCCCTTGATGTCCGCCTGGCTCTGCGCATCCTGCCGCATCATGGCAAGGCCGGTCGCCGTCGTGACCTTGGTCGTTTCCCTGCCCTGATTGATGTCGTAGTTTCGGCTGGCGCGCTCGATCTGCTCCTTGAACCAGGTGATATCCATCGCCGCCTTGCCGACGCTCTGCAGTCCGCCGAGGCGCTGCACGCCGCCCATGCGTCCCTGCTTGAGATGCACGATGGCGCCCGGCTCGTTCGTAAGCTCCTCGCCGTCGGCCAGGGCGCCGTCCTCCACGAGCAGGATGTCGTTGGAGAGAAAGCTGTCGTTCAAAAGCGCCGAGGCGAGCTTGCGGTCCGCGGCGTCTACAAGATCGAGCACCGCGGAGAGCTCGCTCTTATTCCAGAAGCGGTTCTCGTCCTGAATGCGCCAGTAGTGCACGAACGGGAAGAGCGTGTTCTGCGCGCCCGTGCGCCGCCAGTAGTTCGGGATATACCGCAGCTCATGCCCGCCCGCCTGCACGGAGCACGCCACCGCCCCGGCGGGGATCGTCTCGCCGTCCACGCTCGTTTCGACCGGCTGGCGGAACCAGTGCTCGAGCACCTGTACGGTGTCGTCCGTGTCGCTCTGCGCGCTCGTCATGTCGAAGATCTCGCCGCGGGGCACATAATCCTCGCCGAGCGCTTCCTCCGCCGTAATGCCGAGCTCCTCGAAATCGGCGCGGAATACCTGCGCGAAGCGCACCTTGTGAATGCGGTAAACGTAGTCGAGATACTGTCCGTCCTGCACGCTGCCGCCGCGCACCGCGGGGTCGGGAAACACCGCCTCCACGGGAATGTCGCTCACGCGGATATCGCCCTGCGCCTCGCCGCAGCGCATGTCCTCGTCCCAGTACGCCTTCCAGAAGGCGTCGCCGAGCTTCAGAAGGCGGCGCTCGTTGCGCGTGTTCATGTCGGAAAGGCGGTTGTTCTCGGCGATGTACCGCACGGCAAATTCGCGCCGCTTGGCCATGGCACTGTCAAGATCGTCGTCGCGCCCGTGAAATTCCGGCTGCGGCACGGTCGGTTCGATCTGGCTCTCGACGAGGATATACGGATCGGGAATGCTCGCCGGGAGCCACGGGATGTCGTTCTCACGGCAGAACTCGGTGAGATCGCGCGTCACATCGTGGATGCCGTTGTAGTAATCGTTGTACTTTTCCCACTCGATCTCCACGGCGGTGCGGGCGTTTTTGGCGCGCCGGAAGAGCGCGTACGCCGTCCGCTCGCGCGCCGCGCGGTCGGAATAATCGTAGCCGGAAATGACCTCCGGCTGCGGCTGTTTCTTTCGTAATTTCATCTCACACCCCCAGCATCCGGTTCACTTCGCCCTGCACGAGATCGTAAAACCACGCGCCGAGCTTCCGCTTTCGCTCCTCGCCGTTGCCCCACTTCCCGTCGAGCACCTCCTGCGCCATCGCCGGAATGCTCACGGTCATTTCTTCCTTTTCGTAGGGGCGTGGCTCTGCTCCGCCCGCCGCGCCATCGCCAAAATACGAAAGCGGCACATACAAAATATCCAGATCCAGCGGGCTGCCCCGGTACTGCTGCATGACGCACTGCCCGGAAAGGTCGGGATAATTCACGCCGTCGTTTGCGCCCCACGCGGCGATCCAGCGGTCGTACCCTGTCTCGCCGATGTGCGTATCAAACCAGCTCAGGCTGGCGTAGACGCCGGTTTTGTTCCCGGCCTCTTCCATGGCCGCGCAGAACGCTTTGCACATGGCGGTGATCGTCTCGTCCGAGGGGAAGCCGTTCTTTGCCTTGTACCCGTCGGCATCCTCCATATCGAACCACACGCCGAGACAGGGCTTCCGTCCGGCAAGAAACTTGAGACAAGCCTCCGCCTCCTGCCGTGCCTGCGCCTCGTTGAGCGCGTAGGAATACCAGTAAAGCCCCCACGGAATGCCGAGCTTCTCGCACTTTGCGATGTTCCGCTCCGCCCACGGGTCCGCGCTCGTCCAGAACCCGCCGCGAATGATGACGAAGCCGTCTTTATAGGGCGTCAGGTCCATGTCGCCCTGCCACTGGGAAATGTCGATACCGTTCATTTCCATATACCTCCTGCTTTGAATTTTGCCAGCGCATTTTTCCATGCGCCGCCCTTGCGGTAGAGCATCGCCTGCTTCCACGTCCCGCCGGTCTTGAAGTACAGCACATCGCCGACCGGCTCCGGTACGGCAAGAGTGACCGGGCTGTTTGCCGTAGTCGGTCTGTGCCCGCTGGTCATTCCGGCAGTCACCGTCGCGCCGGTATACGTTGACGGAAGCGTGTAGTAATAAGTGGCGGCAAGATAATAGCCGCTGCCGTAATTGTACGCTTCGCTCGGGCCGAACTCGTTTTCCGTGCCGTTGCTGCCCCAGGGGATGTACGCCGCTTTGTTTGCCGCTCCCCATCCCATGATTGCGTTGGAGTACATCTTTATCCGCACACAGATAGAGTTATCGGAAAGCCGCGTAACAGCGCATTTGGAATAGTAGGCATAGCCGTACTTCCCTTGGTTATACATGCTAACAATTTCGCCGGATACTTCCTCGCCCCATCCCGCCACATTCGTTGGCTCTGCCGTGCTGAACGTTCCCATTCCGTTCACCTCACTCTGCATACTTGAGATAGATATCCCCGTCGCTGCCGAGCTCGGCGCCCGGCTCCGTCGTTCCGGCGTAAACGTGCCGCACCTGATCGGCGGCAAGGCCGAACTTCGTATACGGAATGTCGTTCGCGAGCTTCTCGGCGGTCACGGCGTTCGGCGCGAGCAGCGCCGTGATGATAGCACCCGCGGCAATTTTCTCCGCCGTCACCGCGCCCGGCGCGATCTTCTGCGCTGTTACCGCGCCCTGCGCGATGTGCGTTGCGAGCACCGAGAGCGCCGCGAGCTTCTCCGTCGTCACCACCGCCGCGCCGAGCTGCGCCGTGCCGACGCTTCCCGCGCCGAGCTTCGTGCCGTCCAGCACCGGGATCCTCGCCGCGTCCAGAACGCCGGAGTTTATATCTCCCGCGCCGTGCGTATGGCTCGCCGCCGCGCCGCCGAGGGCGACAGCCGTCACCTCCGCGGCGAGCTTTAATAGTGTGATGCTCCCGTCCGCAACGCTGCCCTGCGTCACGTCCTGCATCGCCTGTACGATCTGCTCAAGCGCCGTCTGTACGTTCCCCGCCGAAAAGCCGGGGATCGTCGTGATGCCGAGCTGCGCCGCGGCAGTCGTGCCGGTCAGCTCGTCGAGCAGGGCGTTGAATTTCTCCCGCACCACCGCCGTCACCAGCGCGTCGAATACCTTCTTGTTCTGCGCCGCCGTGCCGGTCAGCTTGTCGGGCCGGCTCTGCACGCCGTTCGCGGCGATGGCGGCTTCCGTGATCTTCTGTTCCTGTATGCTCATGTCTTCACCTCTTCGCGTAATTGCCCGTCACATAATGCTTTGTGATCTGGAATATGCCGAAGCCCTCGTTCGGCTCCCGGTTCCGGACGATGATCTGCAATCTCTTGTAGTTCTTCACCTTGCGGTTGAGGAAGATCTCCTGCGGGCTCTCGTCCGTGTTGAACGTGATGCGCTCAAAGTCGATGTCGGAAAAGTCCAGAATGTCCATTGGCTTTCCGGCTACCTTCTTTTCGTGCCCGCCGGTGCGGTCGGCGCGGATGTACACCTCGGCGCTCGAGCGCGCATACGGCTTGATGGTCACGCAGCAGCCGCGCTTTAAAAGCGTCTTGAGCACCGCGGGCGTGCCGTCGTCGTCGTACTTCGTCGCCCACACCGCGGAGATGGCCGCGCCGTCGTCGCTGTAGCGGCTCATGTCCTCGATGTCCGTGTTGAGCTTGCAGATCCGCCCGTCCGCCGTGCCGAAGTACAGCGATTCCTCCGCGCCCGCTCGCCGGTTGAGCCAGCAGGAGGCGGGGATGTTCTCGAAATAGTATCCTTCGTATACATAATCTCCGAGCGCCGCGCTCCGGTAGGTCTTGTTCTGCCGCCCGTCCAGCGCGTAGACGTGGCCATTTGGTAGAGCAAGCATATACATGCCGTTCCATATCACCGCCTCGGCCTTTTCCCGCTCCGGCTCGTCGTTGAGCTTGTTGTTCACATAGAAGCTGCGCCCCTGCGTGATCTTCTCGCTGGTGTAGCTGTTCGTCGCAACGGCCATTACCCCGTTGCGCGAGAGGAACAGCGGATCGTCCAGCAGAGAGGCGAAGCTCCCCGGCGCGATGGAGCCGACGCCCGCCACGGCCTGCTGCTGCGGCTGCGCGATCTCGCTGTCCTGCAATTCTGCGGTGCGCAGATAGATCGTGCTGTCCTGCCCGTTATCCTCCTTCACGATGCCGAGCGACCTTCCGAGACGGCAGTACCCGAGTATCGCCGTGGCCTCGCTCCCGACCTCGTTGTACAGAAGATCGGGGAAGTACGTCGGATCGTTCATCCCGCTCGTCCAGTCCACGTTCGGGAGATCCTCGTTCCCGCTCAGCACCGCGCGGTCGTTCGTTCCGATGCCGTAGGTCGTGATGATCGTGCACTTGTCGATGCGGTCGGTGTAGCCCGCCACCGTGTGCGGGAACTCCACCACCAGCCCGTCCTCCGAACCGGCCGTCGGCTTTGCCGGGGCCGTGGTCATCTTAATGATGCCCTTCTCGCGGTCGAGCGTGAACGCCGTCGTTTCCTCGCCGAACACCCACGCGCGCACCGTGCCTGTCGCGTCGATGTCTCCGTCAAGCTGAAAGTCCGTCGCCGTGCCGTCCGTCTGAAAAGCGTTCTTCCGGTACGGCGTCAGCATGTTTACGTTCTCATAGCTCTGCCCGCCGCCCGTTGGGCTGCGCGTGATAACGGTCGTCGGGACGTAGGCGTTCTGTGAGGCTCTGTGCGCCGCTGTGCCATCGTATACGTAGAAACCGGCCCCTGTTACTATCCAGAGCTTCCCGGCCAGATACGCGGCGCGTGAGCGCCTCTCCGGCAGCCCTGTGAGTATCTCCGTCGGCGCGGTCTCATCGTCCCATGCATAGAGCGCCGTTCCGATGTGCGCGAGCTTCTTCTCCGTGCCGTCGAACCTTCCGGCGAACAGGCCGTATACCGGCTTGTCCTTCTGCCAGAGCTTCCGCCAGCCGAGCCGCTTCTGCGGCATACCGCCGCCGTCCGCCACGATGTTCGTGCAAAGCGGGCTGCGGGAATAGTCCACGAGAGAAGGGTCTGTGGAAAAGTCCGCGCCGCGGAACGTCTTATATACGCTCTGCCGGATGCTTACCCCTGTTTTCTTCGCCATGGCTTACCCCCGGAAAAGGCTCTGCGCGATGCGCCGGTTCTCGCCCGGCTGCGTCGTCCTGAGAAGCGACACCTGATAGTTGTACATCTGCAGCATCGCCCCGTAGTCCATCACGAGATCGGGGAGGAGCTGCTGCGCCGCCACATAGTACGGCATGCACTCGCAGGCGTCCGGCGCGATCTCAAATTCGTAGCTGTCCGGCGCATCCGTCGGGATCGTCTGCGGCATGGCGAAATATTCGACCGTCACCTCCGCGTACCCCTCCGGAATGACGAGCTTCCCGCCCATCCACCGGAAGCGCCGTGTCTCATTCTTCCCGTCCGCCCATATCCGGTACAGCGAGTAGAAATTCTCCGGCATGGCGTAGACGGTTTTTCCCAACGTTGGGACAATGACCTCCTCCCGGAGGATCTTCCTGATCTGCGCGAGCGTCTTCTGCGCCATGTCGAAAAACGCCGTCATCTTCTTCTCGATGTCCTCGTCGTGCTCGATCTCTCCGCCCGCGCTGTGCTCGTCGAGGAGCATGTATACCTTGTTTTTCGCTTCTCCGAGCGTCATATCGTTTCCTCCTTACCGCTCAAAGGCTCCCTTGTGCAAAGGGAGCTGTCAGCCGCAAGGCTGACTGAGGGATTGTCGTCTTTTTTTACCGAAAACAGGGCGAGTCACCCCGCCCTGTTTCCCTCACATAATCAGTTATCCGGCGGAGCTTCCTCGACCTCCGCCTTTTTCTCGGTGGTCTGCTTCAGGCGGTCCAGCAGCTTCATGAGGAAGTCCGGCATAGGCACGCCGATCTTCCCGCTGTTCTCCAGAATGGAGATGAGTTCGTTAATGATAAGCCACACGATCACCAGCAGACCTACAACGAAATTCACATCGAGCTGTACGCCGAGCTTTCCGCCGAGCATCGTGATGAGGTAGTCAACCCCCATACCCACGGCTACGATCATTAGGTAGAAAACCTTCTTGATCACGCCCTGAATGCCCTTGCGGCTCGAAAGCTCCTTGTTCATCCACGCCGCCGTCATCCCCGTGACGTAATCGCAGATCATCACCGCGATGAGCACCGCCACCGGAACAACGAGCTGCTTGAAGTACGCCATCAGCGCCGCGGCTGCCGCGGTCACAATGGCCTTCCAGAAGTTGTCCATACCGTTTCTCCTTTCAGTCCAGCAGCAGGAAGCGCACGTCCGTGGATGCCGCCGAGGCTACGACCGCCAGCTCTCCGGCGGCGAACGGCACCTGCAGCACCGTGTTGGCCGGAATGGGGAAGCCCGCCGCGGCTGTCAGCGCCTTGTTCGGGTCATACGGCGCGATGTAAACCACATTCGCGCTGTTGTTGGATACAACGACGGTCTGACAGTGGCAGTCCACCCTCGTCTCCTTCGTGCCCGCTGAAACGGCGAGCACGCGGTCAATTTTCATCATATTCGTTTCCTTTCTCCCTCACACGCTCCCGCTCCCCCCCTCGCCTCCCCTAACAGGGGAGGGGTCAGCCGGAGGCTGACGGAGGGGTTCGGCTCCCTTGTGCAAAGGGAGCTGTCGGCGCAGCCGACTGAGGGATTGTCGTCCCGGCATTAGCCGGGGTCACCAAAAATAATCTGTCTTGCGTCGCCCCAGCCCACGCCGAAGTCGGCATACGCGGTGTACAGATCCACCAGCGGGTTGTCCTGCGGCGACTGCATCACCATCGGGCGGGTGTTGTAGACGATGTTCACGATCTCCTTCATGAGACGGCGGTCGCACACTGCCCACTGCTTGGCCTTGAAGCCGTCCGCGCCGCCGCCCATGACGATGTAGCGCATGCCGTACACGGGGTTTGCGGCGTTCGTGTTGTCGTCCGGATTCAGCATCGGCGTCAGGCTGGCGTTCTCGCCGAACATCTTCTTCGCCTTCTCCTCCAGCTCGGGGGAGATGAGAACGGTGTCGAAGTCGCACAGGAACGGCAGGCCGTCCGGCGTCTCGAAGCGGTTGGCGCGCGCCTGCGCCGCGGTGATAGCGGAAACGGAGAAGGCGTCCGTGGAGATGTTGGAGTACGTGCCGGCGTCCGTGTCCGCCTCGAAGCGGCGGCCCTGCGAGCCGCGCGAGGCGACAGGGTGCGCGGCGTTGGCCCAGCTCACGCCGTCGCCGCCGTTGTGGCGGCCGTCGGTGTTCCAGGCGTTCGCGAACATGCGCAGCACGTGCAGATACACCGTGATCGCCATGCTGTCGCCGAGCTTCGTGCCGACCTTCTTCGTCTCGCCCATCTTGTCGATCTTCGCCTGCTTGTAGCCGACAGGGACGGAGACCGTGTACTCAACGGGCGTGATGACGGTCTTGAAGCCGCGGTGCAGTGCGGCGGTGTTGAGATTTTCGCCGTCGTAGACCATCGCCTCGCCGTAGCCGCCGGAGCCGGTCAGCTCGTAGTCGATGCTCTTGGCGTTCACCTCGCCCACGACGGGCGAGAGCTTATTGAGGCGGTCGGCGTAAGCAAAGTCGAACGCCTTGCCGACGAACGCATAGTTGTCGCTGGTCCAGTTTTTGAAAGTGCTGCTCATTGATTCATTTTCTCCTTTTCTGTTTTCGTTTTTCAGGATTTTGCCGCGAGCGTATGCGCCGCGGCGATGCAGCGGATCGTGTGACGCTCGTAATCGTGGCCGATGCAGCGCACCGCCGCGGCGCCCGTCGCGCTCACAACGAGCGCCGTAGCCTTGGCATTGAGCGCGCACACGGCGCTGCCGAGCGCGGGGTAGAACTCATACTCGTCCCCGGCAGCAGGTGTGCCGCCAGTTTCAAGCGTGAGCACCGTGCCGCTCTTCGCATAGTCCGTCACGGCGCGGCGCGTGCCGGGCTTATCGCTGTTGCTGCTGCCCGCGGCCTTGCTTTTGAGTACGAGCACCGCGGCGTTGTAGGCGTCGTCCGCCGCGCCGGCAGCAATATCCCCGCTTGCCGGAACGAGCGTCGCGGCGCTGCCGCTCGCGGCCCTGATCGTCGGCACGGGACATTCAAAGATCAGCCCCGGATTGTCGCAGACAAGGATCTCGTCCCCGTCCGCGCGCGGATTGAGAATGTCCGCCGTGCCGCTGTGGTCCTCTCCGGCGATGCCTAGAATGGCAGCGGTCTGCGCGGCAGCCGCCGGAACGACTTTGCCTCCGGAAAGCTGCACCACCTGTCCGGCGGTGATCGCCGTGGCTTTTGCTACCGGGTAGCTGCGCTCACGGATCGTCTCTTCGCCGCCCGCATTCTGGATGGGTCTCATGTTTTGTCTCCTTTCCCGTTCATTTGTTTCGGCTCAGATACTCGCGAGCCGACATTTTCATCTGCGGAAACGCGCGGTTCCATGCGTCCAGCTCCGACTGCTGCCGGGCGTTGAGCGCCTCATAGGCCCCGCTGCCGCCGCTGCCGGTGGAGCGTGCAGCCCGGCTTTCCCTTCTCGCCTGCGCAGCCCGCAGCGCGCCGCCGGCGACCTCCAGATAATCCGCGTACAGCTCGCTCAGCGGCTCTCTGCCGTAGCGGCTGCCGCAGAAACGGCGAAAGCTCTCCGAAGCGTCCAGCCCCGCGAGATCCACCTCCGGATACCGGCGGACAAACTCGCGCGCGTCCTCGGCGATAAAGCGCATCTGCTCTTCCTCGCGCGAGCGCCGCTCGCTCTCGCGCCCGGCCAGCTCGCGCATCGCCCGCTCGTATCCGGCGCGTTCGCCCCCCAGTCTCGCCGCCTGGAATCGGCGATTGTCCTCGTGGCTCTGCGGCGTGGGAGCGCTCTCCCTCTGCTCCGCCGAGCCGTCCTCCGCGGGAGGCACGACCTCCCCGATCTCTTCCGATCTTTCGTTTTCGTCCATCTCGGACTCCTTTCCGCCGGTGTTCGCCCCGGCCCGCGAATTCCCTTACGGTGATTTAATGGTAGCATGGAAACACGGTTCGTGAACGGCAGCTTTTTCGTCGTTTTTCACGAATCGTGTATCCATTGAATATGCATGGTCTTTCGCTAACGCAAATTGCTCTTTTTTCCATTTCCCGCTCCCGAGCTGCACACGCTCCGTGATAATGCCAAACACAAAAACGCCGCCGGAGGAAATCCTCCGGCGGCACGGTGCGGTGATTTGGTTTTACATATTCTTTGCCCGTATTTCATCGAACCACATGCGGCAGCGGGCTTCGTCAGCATATTCATTCAAGGGCTTCAAGCGCTCATAGCTGTACTGCGCTCTTACTTGCCGCGTCTTGGCATCATACACGATCTTGATCACCGTCGGCATCGCCCTTTTGTATTCCAGACACAGCTCGCGGACTGCGTAAGCATAGCCAAGGATTGTCCAACGTATATCGCTCTTGTCATTTCTGGAAAGAGAAGAGGACTCTTTTCCTTCACGTATGGCTTTATCCCATTCGTAATCCGGATAGAACTTCCCATCAATCCGGAAAGCGGGCCTTGCCATCATCGCTCCGTCCTCAAGGTCGGAATAAATATAAACCTTTTCCGCACGGTTTTCTGAAAGGGCAATGCTCTGCCGGATCATTTCACTCTGGTAGGCAGAAAACAGATCCTCAAACGGACGCCCTTCTGCCGCAGCTTTTTTGTTGCGAGCTTTCAGGTTTTTTTCCAATTCTCCAATGTTCATAATCCCATTCCTCCTAAGAAGTCCTTTGTAATATGCTTGCTGTATTCCACTCCATCGATCGTATACTCTATGGAAAAAGCGCTTGGACGCAAATCACTTCCGCTGTACTAAACGTCTCCAGTATACCAGTTTTCGTCCGGATTTCCAGTGATTTCCGACTTCTCCGACATATCCGCAAGCCGCTTTTTTAGTTTTCCCCCCATCTGCACGAAAAACGCCGCCGGGGGTCTCCCTCCGGCGGCGCAGCGCGGTGATTTGGTTTTACAGATTCTTTGCCCGTATTTCATCGAACCACATGCGGCAGCGGGCATTATCGTCGTATTCGCTCAAAGATTTCAACCGCTCGTAGCCGTATTGCGCTCTCACTTGGCGGGTTTTGGCATCGTAAATGAGTTTGATCACAGTCGGAATGTCTCTTCCATAGTCTCTGCACAGCCAACGGACGGCAACTGCATAGGCCATGATCGTCCATCCTATATCGCTTTTCTCTTGCTTTGAAAGGGCGGACGCCATTTTTCCTTCTTTTACTGCTTTGCTCATATCCCCTTCAGTATAATATTCCCCGTTGATGCGGAAAAACGGTTTTGCCGTAAACGCTCCATCTTCCAAATCGGAATAAATATAGATTTTTTCCGCTTGGTTTTCTGCAAGGGCAATACCTTGCCGGATCATTTCGCTCTGAAACGCAGAAAACAGGTCCTCAAACGGACGCCCCTCCGCCGCGGCTTTCTTGCACCGTGCTTTGAGATTATTGTGCAGTTCTTGAAACGTCATGAGCTTAACCCTCCCCAAAAATCATTTGTTATATATTTCTTCTCCGTTGCTCCGTCGATTGTATACTCTATGGAAAAAGCGCTTGGACGCAAATCACTTCCGTTGTACTCAACACGGACATTTACATCCACATTTTTCCCGTCTTGTATTGCTCGTTTCCAATCGTTCTCCAATTTTCTATAAGAACTCAGGTTCACGAGCCAGTACTGCGATACCAGATTGTCCAATCCTCCGGTGCCGCCGAAGCGGTCGCCCGCCAGATGTCCCGCGTGATCGCCCGGCTGTTTTCCCGGCGTGTTCCGCACATACGGCAGACGCCCGGTAATGGTTCGTCCTTTTTCTCATAATCATACTGTACCATACTTTGCTGAAAAAAACACGGACTTTTCCAGTACGCAAAACGCCGCCGGGGTGTCCCCCGGCGGCGCATGCATTATTCAATTAATCCGTCTCTTCGTGCCTTTTCAAACGCTTCGTGTACTTCGGCGAAAAAGACCTTTATTTTTCGTGACATCTCCTCCGGCTTGTCCAGCAGGAAATACGCATCAATTCCGTTGTGCCTCAGGTTGTGTAAATTCACATTTTCCTTTGCGCCGGAATGAAAAACCAGTTGATTTGCGATTCTTACTGACATCTGTACCGAATAATGAAGTTTCTGATAGGCGATAGCCGTAATCGTTCCGTTGAACCAGCCCAGGCTTGCAAAATCGTTCTCATATGCAAGTGCGCATAGCTCCCCGAAAATCAGTCCGGCCATGGTTGCGCGGTCTATATCGTCATATTCCTCTACCGGTTTTCCGTAGGCCTCAATCGTCTTGTCTGCTATAGTAAAAGCCTTCGGCGAGAGTTCGTTCATTTTCGCCTCCACTTCCGGTGATAGTTTCGACGCAGCTTCTTTCTGCTGACCATACACCATATTTTTCTTCTTATCAATTTCCATCATTGAACTCCTCCAATCAATTCAGATGCATTGACCCGGGTATCCTCGGAATCAGTTCATCCATGGAGAAACCATAATCGAACTGTTCCTGAACGGCAGCATTTATGAAGGCTTCCACAAGATCGTTTCCAAACCCCGCATTTCCTATTGACTTTGCATTTTCAATGTTATACTCACCAATCGTAGGAAGTTCTCCTTCGTATTTGCCGCCCGCTCTGTAGTTATCGAAAAAACCTTCCGTCCATGTGTGCAGCAGATTATGTTCGCTTCTCTTTTCGGTAATTGCATTTCCTCTAACCATCATGCATACACCATCCCGATAGGGTATCGGTTCTCCGAAAACTCCCTGCTGGTTCAAATGATGCAACTGCACGCCGGTGATACCTTCCAGCTTTCGGAACTTGTCCAAATCGCCGTAGCTTCCATAGAGGACATATTTTCCTGTTGATGAATCAATTATATCATCCGACATCAAAGCTGTCATCACTTTTTGATCGAACGCCGGATCAATTCCAAGTCGGCGTGCGTTTCCGCCTCCGTCAGTCTCGCCGCGTCGGCCGCATCCATTCCAGCCAACGCCTCCGCGAGCTAATTATAATGGCCTCACACATGCCAAAACGCCGCCGGAGGTTTCCCTCCGGCGGCGCATTATCTGTTTAGTTTTCTTCTCCTCTTCCGAATAAGTCATTGCATTGTTTGATCATGCTCTGAATTCCCTTTGCCAACCGATCTGGCTGGTTGAGGCAGAAATATGCATCTGCTCCATAATGGATCAGTTTATATATCTCTGAGTTCAAATTAGGATTGTCCACATAGTGATCATTTTCATGCAAATACTTTGCCAGTTCAATACAGCTATCAATATCAATTTCAAATAGCTGATTGAGTATGATTGCTGTTGTTGATTCGGTCCACATCCAATCAAAGTAACCAAGTTCCTCAACCGATGTGGCGAAAAGAGTCCCGTAAATCATTGCTGCCATGCACTCTCTGGTTACTGGACTGTATTCTAGCGGTTTCTTACCGCTTGCCGCAATCAATTTTTTCGCCGTCTCAAACGATTCCTTTGACATACGGAAGATCACTTTCTTTTTTTCCTCTTCTGTCATTCTTCGTTTTTCGGCATACCGCGCTGCATCGCGTCGATCCTGTTCACTTTCTTGCAGACTGTTATAGTATAGACTCATCGTGCAACTCCTTTTTTGTTGTAGTCTTTTCCTGTCCAAAATACATTTTTCGGGGCATCCTGGGAATTGGCATGTCAGGCTGCAGGCCACGTTTCCGTTGTTGGCGAATCACTTGATCCATCACATACTCTATAACTGCTTCATGAAACCCGACAGACTGTAGTCCTCGCGCGGAAATAGCAGCATATTCGGCATTTGTCGGAATAGTTCCGGACGCGCGAAATGTGTCCAATTCAGCATCCGAAAGAGCGTGCATTCTGTTATGCAGACTTCCTGAATCCCTGAATACATTGCCCTCTACCGATATAGTCATTCCATCCCGTTTTGCAACGATTTCCCCATATATCGCATTTTGCACCACATGGTGAGCCTGCGTATTAGGCAAACCCATCCGTCTGTTTATTGACGGTGCCTCAACATACGGCGCTACCACAACCGGATATCTGTTCCCATCCGAATATACTATACCATAGTCTTCCGGAAT